TATTTATTTCTCCTTTTTATTTCTTGTTTATATTATAGCATATGATATAATGCGTTTCAAGAATAAAGAAAGAAATAAATGTACAAATTTAAAACTGAGCCATATGAGCATCAAAAAGATGCATTAAAAAAATGTTGGAATAAAGAATCATTTGCTATTTTTGCAGAGATGGGTACAGGTAAAACTAAAATTGCATTAGACAATGCATGCATATTATATAACAGAGGCAAGATAGACCGCTTACTAGTGGTTGCCCCAAAAGGAACGTACATGAACTGGGTTGAACAAGAAATCCCCGTTCACGTTCCAGACTATATTGAATTTAAAGTATTAGCTTGGAAACAATCTACCAGCGCACAATACAGACAAGATTTAAGAGACATTAAAGATCCAACTAACTTTGATTTTAAAATTATGGTTATGAATGTAGAAGCTTTCTCTAGTAAAAAAGGTTTAGATTATGCTAAATTATTTTTACTTGGTAAGTCCATGATGATTATTGATGAAAGTACTACAATTAAAAATCCACAAGCTAAAAGAACTAAATCTATTTTATCATTAAGAAACGAGGCTAAGTATAGAAGAATAATGACTGGCTCTCCAGTAACACAATCTCCTATGGATTTGTGGTCACAGATGGATTTTCTTGATCCAGAAATATTAGGCCAATCTAGTTACTACGCATTTAGAACCCGGTACGCCGTGGTCATTACAGCTAATGCTGCAGGTGGTACACACAAGTACCAAAAGATAGTTAAGTTTAAAAACTTGGCACAATTAGGGCAATTAGTATCGCCACATTCTTACCGTATTTTAAAAAAAGATTGTTTGGATTTACCAGACAAAGTATTTACTAAACGTCCTGTAGAATTAACTGATGAGCAACAAAAAGCGTATAGTGAAATGAAGTCTAATGCTATGACCATGCTTCACACTGGTGAAACATTGACAGCTGTCAATGTTTTGACACAATTAATTAGATTACACCAGATAACTTGTGGGCATATGAAAACTGATGAAGGTGATACAGTACAATTAAAAAATAATCGTTTAACAGAGCTCATGCAAATACTAGGTGAGACTACAGGTAAAGTTATTATCTGGGCTAATTATATTCACGATATTATATCTATACAAAAAGCTATTACAGAAGAATTTGGACCCCAATCATCTTGTACTTATTACGGTGGAACTAAACAAGAAGAGAGACAAGCATGTATTAAAAAATTTCAAGATCCAGAAAACCCTGTTAGATTTTTTATAGGCAACACACAAACTGGTGGATATGGTATTACGTTAACAGAAGCTAGCACTGTTATTTATTATTCTAATAATTATGATTTAGAAAAAAGAATACAGTCAGAAGACCGTGCACATCGTATTGGTCAAAAAAATAAAGTATTATATATTGATTTAGTTGCTAAAGGCACAGTTGACGAAAAAATTATACAAGCACTTAGAAACAAAGTTAATATTGCCCGTGAAATAAACGGAGAAGAATTAGCTAATTGGATTTAAAGAATAGATTGATTATATAAATCAAGTTTTTTCATAAAAGCATCACAGGCCCTGGTAAACTTTTCACCTGTCAATTCAAAACGTTGAAACGTTAAATCACGAGAACACATAAGAACTACACCTTGTTCGATTTCTGTATTAAATAAAGCGTTGTGTGCCTGGGCGTATGCAGCTAGTTGCATTAGATAGTCTTGTATCCATTCACGTTTCTTTGGTCTATTGGTTTGTTTAAAATCTATAATCGTTGGTTTGCCTTTATACATAGCAATCATATCAGCTGTCCCAGCATATTTATGTGGATAGTATAAATGTACTTCTGAACCATACACATCTGTTATATCTGCACCAGCTTGTTCAATTATTTTTTTAGCCATTTTTTCTGCTTGTATTCCTATGTCAGTAAGATCTGCGTACTTTTCTTCGTTCACTAAACGTTCTATGTATAGGTGGAGCGCGGTTCCAATTTTACCGGCGTCAGATATAATTTTTTCTGCAGCTGCTTCTCCAACTTTTGCACGCCATTGCTTTAAAAATGATTTGTCTTTTGTTTTATTTAACACCGTTGTAACTGATGGTAAGCTTTCACCATCAGGTGTAAGATACAGACGGGAATCACCATCCTGTCTTTTAAGTTCTGCGTAATTATATTTCTGAATTAATTGCACAAATTATTATAGCATAAAAACTATAATTTATCCACAATTTTGCATTTTTTCTGCCATGTCAGCAGCTCTATTAGGTGTTTGTTTTGCCCAACGTGAGTCAAGCATTTGGACATGCGCCTCAAAATAATTAGGTGGTGTTTCTTTAAGGGCCTTCCACATATTACGGAACTTTGAAACCCCATGCCCACCAAGTTGAAATATCATTTCAATTATTAAATTTTTTGCATCTTCATGTAACTCTAAACCTTTGCACATGTCATCAGCTTGATCAATTGCAGACTGTAAATCTTTTTCTAGTATCTCCATTAAAAAACTTTCTTCATATTCTTTGTCATCTTCCCAAAAATCCTCTACACACAGATGGCCTACCCCCACTGTTCTCTTACCTAGGGTATCAAGATATACCTTGTTCCTGTAGCCTTCGTGTTTTTTTACTGATTCTAAAAGTTTACTATCTACCATCTAATTTTTTATTTATATTTTTAAGTTCTGTTTCCATAACAGCTATTCGTACTTCAATTTGTGTAAACATCATTAAAGCTTGTTCCATGCGGTCCATATCTTTTTCCATTGCTTGTACTTTTTGATTAGTCATGCCCCAGGCAATTCCTAAAGCTAACAAAGATCCTATAACTGCAACATAATCTTTCACGTTCATGATACTAAAGATACTATACCTCCTGTGGCCATTCTTGGCATTTGATTTGTAGGTTGATTAGGTGTTCCAAATTGATTAGCCAATGCTGCGTTAGTATTTCCAGCATATAAACTTGCCGCTGCGTTTGGATTCATTGTAGTGCTATTGTTAATAGAAGAGCCTGTAGCGCCACCTCCGAACGTATTTCCAGAAGTAGCGCCGACAGACGTTGGGCTAGAAGATGCAACATTAGATGTTGCATCAGTTACCGTAGGAGTGAGCGACTCCTCACGGATTCCTTGTTTGGCTTGCGCCGCTTGTTTCATTTTCTCAAAAATATTTATTTTTTCAGTAATTTCTTCGTTACCAGTTGGTTGTTTTACACTTTGAACTTGATCTCTTCTACGTTGTGAGTTTAATGTATCTTGAGTTTGTAGTTCTAGTTCTTCTAAATCACCATTAAAATTTGCTCCAATAGTTTCTAATGCATTTTTAACAGCAAGCGCTTTAGGTGCTGAACCAAATTGATTATAACTAAATGGATTCCATATTCTTGCAATGTCTTCATCAGTTGCTTTCAAAATTTGATTTGCTGCTTTTAAATTAATCGGATTGGTTAATATTTTACCACCTTGCCTTGCAAGTAAAGAAAACATTACAGCATGAATCATACTTACAGCGGGTACAGCAGCTCCTGCTGTAGCAGCTCCTCCAATAGTTTTTCCTGGTAAAAAAGAACGTATTGCTCCTTGCATTCCTGCAAGTTGTGCTCTTCTCGCAATGAATGTACTAATGTCTGGGACACCTCCACGGAAACCTGCTTCTAATACTGTAGCAAAATCAGTTAAATCTTTTGCTGTTACAAAACCAGTGTCAACTTGTTTAGCTGTACCGTTTAAAATTTGAATTGTTTTTGCATCAGCTCCCGCATCAATAAGTTCACTTGGTAAAGATTTCATCCAAGGTTGCATGTTATCTTTTCCGATTCCTTTTTGTGCCATTTTTAAACCTTCATCAATAGTAGCAAATAATCTACCACCTTGATCATCAAGTCCTAAATTTTCAATAAATTTTTTAGGATCTATTTGTTTAGCAGCTACAACCCCTTCTTGATTTAAAGCTTTAGCTCCTATTGGAGTATTTAAATCTAAAAAGGATTTTCCTGGCCATGCTTTTAATGCACTGTCATAAGCGGATTCAATATGTCTTCTCATCATACCTCTAAAAATATCATCGCCTACAAGAACCTGTAAGTTTTTCATAGATTGAGGTGATTCTAAAAGTTTAGCTGTGTGTAAAAGATCATCAGCATATTTTGTTCCTTGTGTTCCTAGCTGTACTTGATAGCCATATAACATATTTTTTGATAACCCTAATTGTTTAGCAACAGGTGAACCGAGAAGCATTTCTGATTGAGTCCATAGATCATCGTATTTTTTAAGAGCAGATTTACCTGCTTCACCTAAATCAAGTGCACGCATTGAATTTTGAATTGATTGTGAAAATTGTTCAGCAAAATTAATTGCGGTAGCATTTGTTTTCATTCCTCCTTGCTTCATAATAAATCCAAGTTCATCTAACATTGCATCAGCTCTAGCTAATGTAACTGATCCTGGTTCTTGTAATACATTATCAAAAAATGTGTTTAATTTATTTCTTACTACTACAGGAAGTGGTGTGCCATCAATTCCTTTAGCTGTTGTTTGTGCCATATGTGCTTTAAATTCTGTAATAATAGAATGAGGAGAACTATCTCCTAAATTACCTGCAAGTTTTACATTTGCTCCTCTAGAAATAGCGTGTTCAAACCATTCTTTTCTAAGTTTAGTTAACTCACCAGAAATTTTTCCTGCCGATACTTTAGATGCAGCACTTACTGCTTCTGATAACCTATTATAACTTACTGATGGAGCAATACGATTATTCATATCATTTAAAATAACATTCATTTTTTCTGCACGTTGTGCTAAATTTTTAGAAATTCCTCCACCAATTAAAGGAAATCTACCACCAACATTTGGAAAACCTTGAACAGATCTGTATGAACTTACATCTGTAATACCTACTATGGCATCAGATTCTCCTTTCTTTTTCATCCATCCTGTCTTTCCTCCATATTGTCCTTCAGGAATATATTTTTCAGCTAATCCCATTCCTTTTTCTGCAATTTTTAATTCTTGAGGACCAGCTCCAAAAGCAAGTGTCCTTGTAATATTTCTTACTCCATTTATTGAAGGTGCTACAAAAGCGCCAAGGGCCGTAAGCTTTACTTCTTGTTCCGCTGTATCTAATAAACTTCTTGCTCTTGATGCGACACCTGGTCTATTAATTCCTTTTTTACCAAATACACCAGCTTGGTTTGCAATATCTAATCCTGTTTCATATCCATAATCTGCTGTTAGTACACCAACGAGACCACCAGCTAAAGCGCCGGCCATTCTTCCCCAATAAGGTCCACCTTTCCAAAACTTAAAACCACCTTGTACACCTTTACCAAAACCTTGAGCTGCTTTACCTACCATCCCTGGTTGTGCTATTGCCCAGTGTTTAGACATATTATATCCAAGTATATTACCTCCAAGTCCACCAGATAATTTTGCTATGTTTTCTGCTTCAGGAAAAGGATTTGGTGAGTCAGTAGTTAAACCATAAGGATCAGGCATAAGATCAACATCTACGTCACCGCCACCTTGTACTTCTTGTGCAGTATATCCTTGTGATCTAGCATATGCTAAAAGACGAGCTTCTAATTCACCTTGATTAACACTTCCTGGATTGTTGTCTTCTTTTTTTTGAGCGGCTGCAATTATTTGTGCAATTTCTGCTCTTACTGTTTTAACATCAGGTCTATTAGCTAAAGCTTTTTCATATTGTATTTGTAATTGTGAATCTTTATTAACCTTATCTAAAGCAGCTTTTGCTTCAAGTGCTCTTTCTTCTTTTATATGTTGAGGAACTCCACGAGGTCCATAGTTGTATACATCGTAAACTGTTTGTGCACCACCTTTTACTGAATCCCAAAATCCTCCTAGTATTGCATCTTTTGCTTCACCAGTATTTTTTCTTATTCTTTCAATCCTTGCTTCGGCATCAGTAATAGGAACTGTCCCTCTAAAATCTGTATACTCTGTATCTTTAGCGCCAATAATTTTTTCTTTACCGGCTGTTTCTCCCATTAATAATGTAGATAATTGATCGGTAGAAAAAGGATTTAGTTTTATAGCCATAATTAATCCGTGTACATTTGTAAAAGATCTTTAAAATCAGCAGATCCATTAACGATTACTTCTTGTGTTCCAGGATAAATATTTCCTGGAGCATTACCCGTTTGAATTGTTTGTTGATTAGGAAATTGTTGCATAAATCCTAAATCAATTCCTTGATCTATGTTCTCATTACCAACAAAGTTTAAGTATGATTGATTGTATCCTTCAATTGTAAGCGGTTGTCCTAATCTACCACTACCAAATTGAGTTTCTGGTTGAGTTCCGGCTCTCATTGCATGTTCTGCGTAAGCGTTATATAAACGTTTTACAAACATATGCATTTTGTTTGCGTATTGTTTTGGATCACCTGAAGTTAACATTCTGTCTTTTCTTAAATTATTAATAGAAGTTTGAATTGTGTCAGCGAGTAGACGACCAGTAGGCTGCTTTAAACGTGCTTCCAAGAAACCCATCATGTTTATCATTTGATCTTCAACATCATAGAATTGATTATCCATTAAGTTTCTTACATATTTTTCAGTAGCAAAATTTCCTTCAACCATGTTTCCTGTTCCATCATCGTACTTACCAAACTGAACATCTTTTTGACCACCGTGTATTTTACTTGCAACGTTACCATCACCAGCAAGCAAACCCATTTGTGAGTCTACTAAACCTTGCATAGTGTCTTCTGTAGTTGATCTAAGACTGCCGTACATACCAGACATTGCATTAGATGCTGCACTATCTCCTGGTAGTAATGTGTTAAAGAAATTTTGAACATCTCTAGTAATAAATCTAGCAGTTTTTAATGCTAAACCAGCTGAACCTGTTTGGAAGTTGCCTGAATGAACACCAATTTCTGGATCTGTTACAAAATTTAAAATTTGTTCTAAGTTACTTTTGTATACACCAGCAAGTAATGATTGTTCACCACGTTGCGCTTTTGTAAGATTCATATCACCTAGACCAAGACTTTTCATTCCAGCTTCTGTCATGTTAAATGGAACTACACGAAGATTAGGATCATTTAGTGCCATTATTTGTAATGCTTCAGGTGATTTAGAAAAAATTTGTTTTCCTACATTTGACCAATTGTTTACTACTTCTCCTGATGGAAGAGTAAATGGATTATTAACTTGCACCATGGATAAATCTCCTGGTGGGTTCATTGCATTTTTATACTGTTCTTTTCCAATCCAATCATTTAATTTATAATCTTCTTTGTATCTCCAATCAGCTAAATCATTTTTACGTTGAGTTTTTGCATCACGATCTGCTCGCAACATATCATAGGCAGCTAATGCAATCTCTTTATCTTCTTTACGTTTGTTCTGCATATGTTCCATAAACATAGGCAAAACTTGTTGCCCTGTTTTACCAGCAATCTCAGCAAAACCAGCAAACCCTGCTTGGTTAGATTTTCCTGCCATCATTCCTAATCCTAATTGCATTAAGAGTAACGATCCCATTGTGTTGTCTTCTTTACCAATTACTTCTCGTAATTCATTTTTATAATCTTCAATTGATTTTGGAGAAATACTATCATCTGCAACAACAGCTTCTGAAACTAAGTCGGGCATTTCACTTCCAAATAATCCTGGTTGTCTGTCAGATGGTACTCCATCATACTCGTCATTAGAATCTAAATCTGCTACGCTGTCATCAGGTATATTATCACTACCTGGTGTTATAGGTCCTTCTATATCGTCTTTACTTTCAAATAATCCTGGCTGTCTATCTGAAGGTTTATTTTTTTGTGCTGGAGGTTCTTGGACCACGCTACCAGATTCAGACTGTACATTTCCTCCTTGTTCTGAATGATCGTCCATCCAGTTACTACCCATGCTGTAAGCTGTTGGGTATAATAGTTGTTCTACTGTTCTACGTTTACCACTCATTTTTGGCAAGGTCTGCCAATGATCAATAACTTCTTGTGGCATTCCTTTCATACCTTTTAATCCACTTGCTTGAAGAGTTCCTATTCCATTTTTATCTTTTAAAGTGTTTAATTTATCAGTCCATTGTTTCATTCTAAAATCATAGCTTTGACCAGCGCTAGGATTCATTGGACCTGTTTTTCCTACAAAAGGATTATCAATACCTGTTGAACGTCTTTTACCTGTTATTGTAGGTACACCCATTCTTGTCATTGCAGCATTAAAGTTGTAAGGAACGTTAGAAAATTTAGGTGCAAAATATTTACCAGCTTTATATAGCTGTTTTAAACCTCCGCCAAAAGCAGCTGTTCTCATTTGCCCATCTGGACCTTGTTTAAATAAAGGTCTCTTTAGTGTATTGCTCATTTAACCCCTTATACTTGTGTGCCAGTGTTTCCGTTTGCGAATCCTTGATATGCTGCAAGCCCTGTTATACCCATTCCAATTGCTTGGGACATTGGGTTAGCTTGTGGTGTTGTTGCCATTGTTAATGACGATGCACTTGTTGGTGCACCTTGGTACATGTCAGATACAAAACCAAGTCTTTGGTATGGTTCGTACATCTGTTGTAATTGTTGTCTGTATTGTGAGTCAAGTCCTTGTTGTGCAAACTGTTGTTGTCTTCCACCAGTTTGTAACAATGTATTAATATCTGCTCCTGCTAGTCCTTGCTGTTGTGCACCTAATGCTGCTTGTTGTTGTGCAGCTCCGCTGTAAGCTCCTTGGGCCATTTGTTGTGCTTGATTAAAAGCTTGTGCCTGTGCTTGTCCCACAGCTGATGCTCTTTCTCCTGCCAATTCTGATCTAGCAATTCCTGATCTAGATCCTCCAAATGCTCCTGCTTTCACAGCTTGCATGTCTTGTTGATTTTCTGCTTTTGTAAATTGATCTTCTATTCCTCTTATAACTTCATCCTGGTAGGGATTCATAAAGTCTTTGTATGCTGTAGGGTCGGCTGCTTTTTGCGCGTAATAATTAGCGTTGTTTAAAAATGGTTGGTAACCACCAATACCTTGTTGTGCTAAATCAAAAGCTTGATTTTGTGCGCCTGTAAAACCTGCTTGTTGTTGAGTGGGAATTTGAAGCCCACCATATGCAGGTTGTTTTCCTTGTGCTAGATCAGCAGCAATATCCATAAGTCCAAGCTTACGTGCTTGAATTTCTGGTGCTTCATACTGGTATGATTGTTGAGCCGTGCTTGGTGGTGTGCCTACACTTGGGTTTCCAAAACTTGGTATACTCATAATGATTTCCTGTATGTTTTACTTGTAATATTCATTCCTAATCTTTTAGCCATGGCATCAAATTTATTTAACTCACCGTTAGTAGAAGGTTCGAAAAATAACTCTTTTGCTTTCATTGCTTTAGCCCATTCAATAAATTTTTTCATCATCGTCATAGCAACCATACTACCACGATAAGCCGGTAACACATATATCTCTGACTCCCTAGCAAACTTTGTTTTAGCAAAAACATATTCACCAACTTGTCCTATAAAGAAACCAGCTTTTTGACCATCCTTAAGCCCTATTAATCCACAGTAGCTTAATGGATTGTCTATGACATGTAAAAGATAATCTCTTACCTTTTGCTCATCATACTCTCCTTCTTTCCACTCTGACTCAGCAAACATCACCTTGCTAGAATCAATTATCCAATCAACGTCATCGACGTCGAAAAATCTCCACTCGATCATCCGTGACCAATATATTCCATCTCTCCAGGTTTTTGAGAAGCAGGATCTAAACTATTCATCATTGAATACATTCTTTTCGCTCCTTCCATACGGTCTCCACCGCCTAATTGTTCAACAGCTTTAGCTGTAACAACAAACTCTCCATCACTTAACATTGCTGGTACATCATCAGAGGTCCCGGTTCCTGGGCCCATTGACTCTCCACCATAACGCATATCTAAATCAGCTATGCCACCAGTTGCTTGACTTTGCCGTAAAGCTTTGTCTGTTGGTGCACCTTTAGATCCAGCTGGTCTCATTTTTTCTCCACTTCCTGCTTTTATACGTGCTCTCTTAGCATGTATATTAGCCCATAGACCATCTTTAGCATGAATTCTTCCACCTTGTGCCATTGGTTTAACATTTACCATGTTTCCATCAGGACCCATTGTGGTTATAGTTCCATCTTCATTAGAAGGATCAAACATCATTCCAGGATCACCTATAAAATTACCTTCATCATCAAACATACCTTCCATCATTTTTCGTATGTCAAGTCTTCTTCTAAAACTATCTAATCCTTCTTCAGTTAATTCTTCATCAAAACTAAAATCGTATTTATTACCATCAATATCTATATCATATTCAAAACTACCATCTTCTTCATTTATATACTTTCCATCTTTCGCATGTATACGTCCACCACGTGCTGCCATTGGAACATCATAATCAGAATTGTTTATCATTTCCATAAATTCATCAAACGTTCCTTGAAATTCTCCAGAACCAATCATGTCATCGTACATATTATACCAACCTTCCATAGGATGTGGAGCTGATGCCATTTCCATTTCCTCTACTTCACCACCATACTCATATCCTTTGCGCGCCCATCCTCCATTAGCGTACTGTGGAAGATTAGTTAAACCTCCACTAGCCATAAAAAATGTTTGTGGAGTTAATCTTGCTTTAGATACATCGTATCCAGCCATTTCATTTAATCTTGCAATTCTTCTTTCTTCTTCTTCATCAAAAAATCTTCTTCTACCTTCAAGCATTCTACGGTTAGCATCTTCTTGTCCTAACATTTCACTTGCTAAACCAATACCAGCTGCTGGAAGTAGCAATCCTTTTGCTCCAGTTCCAAAACCAAATGCTCCGCCAGCGCCACCACCAAATTTAGCTCCTAAAGCGCCACCAATACCACCAAGTGCACCTCCTTGAAGAGCTCCTTTTAAAAAATTTCCACCACGTTGTTTTTCTGTTAATCCTCCTAAGAGTGCGCCTATTCCTACTGCTGCTAATGAAAACACTACTATAAGTCTCCTGCTATACTTTCAATTATTTTGTGAATTGCGACAGATACTTTTACATCACGTCTGATATGGTGTACCTTTGTGTCGGTTGCAGGATCATTAACATCATCGTCAGCTTCTTTATCTGACCCATATTGTTTTCCTGTTTGCGTATTAGTAATAGTTACTTCGGCTGGCACAACAATTTCAGGTACTTTTTCCCCGTTTACTGTGGTCCATTTTACTACACTATCATCTTTTATAGGCATATTTACTCCTTATATCAAGTATTATTGTTAATTTCAAGCACCGAAAGTACTACGTGTAGCCTGTCTGCGTTGCCTGGTGTAACCGTAATTATCTCTCCTTGCTTGGCTACAAGGGGTTCAGTCAATAATTCTACAGGAACCGCAGCTCCTACCACTATATCTTTACCTAAACTAAACACGGCACTTGCTGCATCTGTAATGGTAGCCGTAATTGTACTACCAGAACCTGAGTCATCACTAACTCTTATAGATTTAATGACAGCTTGTACCTTATCTGGCACCGTATATAATACCACAGGGCTAGTATTTGTAGCTAAATCTACTTTATAATTTGTGTATATATTACCCATTAAACCACGCAAAAGCTTCATCATCATTACGCAACGTTTCCGGTGTGTAAGTGCTGTTAAGCAGTAAAATTAATTGTTCTAGGTTTGCAACTAGTTTATCTATTTGCACTTTGTCATATTCTTGTGTTCCTTGAGGTGTCCTTGGTAATACTATTTGTGCCATTATCTCATTCCGTCTTGTTGTACATCAGCTCTGTAAGTTCCATAACGCCAGTTAGCTCCTAACTCTGTAGTTTTTATACTAATTTGTGCTTGTCGTCCACGTGCACGTGTATCTACTTTATTAGTAGTAGATGTAATTGTGTGAGCAGTTGTAGTAGCACTTGATGTAGGATATAATTTAAATATTAAATCAACATTTATATTGCCAGCAATGTTTTTAAAGTCAGGTATAAATCTTTTAATTGACATTAAGTTTTCTCCTGCTTGCGGAATAACAAAAGCACCAGAATTTAATTCTGACTCTAATGCCACACCATTTGCATCTGTTCCAAATTCTTGTGCATACATCAATGCACGTCCGTTAGTCACACCAGATATTTCTGTAGCTGGTAACAATGGTTTAATTGGTGTTGTAGAACTTGTAGGGTCATAATCTAAAGCGTAAGGAAAATCATACACACCTTTATCTACCCATGAAGATCTAGCAAGATCACCAATAGACCAAGATTTTTCTTCATAGTTGTAAGTTACATATCTATCTATTTGTGATGATCCATTGGAAGGATAAAACCATGTTACTTCATTAAACTCACTATTAAGACAAGCAAATGTATCTTTTTGTGACGCCTGGTCTATGTTTGTAAATACATAGTCTTCTACACTACACGGTATTTTTTTAACCGCACCATCAAATACGAAGAAAGAATCTTTACCCATCCAAAATGAGTTACCATTTGATTCTACAGCTGAGTGTAATCCAATAGCACCACAAGCAGAACCAAGTTGTGAAAAACCAAATGTAAACGGCGCACCTATTAATTGCATTTGATACAAAGCTGTATCTGTCCATACAAGTATAGCACCACGTGATCTTTTAGCAGTAATTAATTTACTACCATCTGTTAATCTTTGTGAACCAGATGTGTTAGTTGATGTAGGTGTCCAATCATTTTCGTTTTCCTGATCTGACCAACGTATAAACATATCATCTTGTGTCGTTGTTCCTATTAGCTGTGTTCCAAAACATATTACATGTCTATCTGTACCAGATACTAAAACAAATCTATTTTGCGTTGGAGCATTAGAAATAATTACAGCTGCTACAGGTGTGCCTGCACTGTTTGATGTGTCCCAGTAATAAAGCGAGCCATTAAACTGGCATGCTAATAAATCTTCACCCCAAGTGTCCAAGGACCATTTACCTGAATCTAACTGCACTGAGTTAGGAGCTGCAAGACCAGCGCGTGTCGTGTTCCATGTAGATAATCCCCATGTGCCTGCACCCCAACCGTAACCGGCTATAGATGTTGCTGGGTTTGTATTAATTTCATAAGATGCTGTTGCTGTTGCTGCAGAAGCACCTGTACTTGTTGCATCAGCTGTTGCAGTAATTTTATATTGTGATGTCGATACAACTTCTATTATTTCGTATTGTTTATTTTGTAGTGTAGCCGCAGGTATTCCATTAACTGCACCACTAACACTTGTTATTGTAACAAAGTCACCTTCTATTGCACCATGTGCCGCGTCTGTTATGGTGACTGTAGGGGAATTATTTACAGTTGTAAACCCTGTAATATTACCTACTGCTGTTGCACGCGTTGGTGTAATATCATACCAGGCATTATTCTGGTATACGTATAATTTTTTATTTGTTCCGGCTGATAAATATTGCTCACCCCTAAGATCAAACCAATCAACGATACCACGTGCTGCACCAATTAAAGTTTCTGTTGTAATAGTAGTAAAACCACCTATTTTTTCTGGAAGACCATATCTAAAACGTACATTCTTACCAAAAAACCATTTACCTTCAGCACCATATTCGGTGTCTTGTTGGTCTATTCCTGGTGCTATAGGTACTTTTATTAGAGTCATTTAAACCCTATACTGCTGTATCGTAAAATCTTATCCAACGATCCGTTCCATTTACATTAATACGTATCGCTCCTTGCTTTGTTCCTGCGGTTGCTGTTGAAGAAGATAAACTTTTTGTACTATCTCCAGCAGATGTCCCATCAAAATAAATAAATTCTTGATCTGTATCATCTTGATCCAAGGATAAACAAGCTATTGCACCAGCTGCATTATTTTGATTAATTTCTAATTTAGCACCTGAAGGTGTACCTGTTCCAATACCAACAATATCAGCACTACCGTCTGTAAATAAAAGAGATACATCAGTATCTCCTTCAAACCTTGCATCTACAGCTGCTCCAGTTTCATTAAAAGTAAAACTACCTCCATCTACATTTACATTTCCTGTCGCTGTTAAAGTAGAAGCAGTTATTAATCCTGTTACTCCTAAAGTAGAAGTTAAAGTTACAGCGCCTGTTGCTTTAAACGTGCCCGCTACTTCTAAAGTTGTTGCGGGTGAGTTAGTTGCAACCCCTACACGGTCGGTGCTGGCATCTACTTTAAATAAATTAGCTTCTGTTACACCAGAAAAAGTTGCATCTTTGTTAGCGCCTGCTGCGTTAAAAGTAAGATCACCACCGTTAAGTGTAACATTGCCTGTTGCTTCTAATGTGCCGTTAGCTTTAACATTACCCATGTCGCTAAAGACATCAAAAGCTGTGTTAGATCCACCATCAACAAAGATAAGATGTTTTGCACCTTCTACTAGTGTTACTTTTGTTCCACCAGCTGGTCCAAATAATAAAGTATTACCGGCTCTTGTTGTTGCATCTTCTACTAAATAAAAATTATCAACACTTGCAGCTGTTTCAACGCTAGTTGTTGCACCGAGGGTGCCTGTAAGTTTAAGTGTTATTTTCGCTGTCTGTGAAGCTAAACCATTACCACCACTAGGGTTAGATAAGGTAGTCGTTGCGCCTGTAATAGGTACTGCAATAAATCCTTTTAATGTTTCTTCTACTTTTTCTAAGTTTTCGTTTGTTATTGTACCCCAAGTACCAGAGTTAGACCCAGTAGTCTGAAGATTTACTTTAATTATATTCGAGTCTGCCATTTTTCTCCTTAACCTGTTGGTACCACTGTCCAGATGTCTGTGTTAGAATCATCCACACCGTTCCATATTGTAAATTTAGGCGTCCCTACTGCAAAGGTTGCCCTCACTCCTTCTAATGTCACTGTAGCTGAACCTACTACTGTAACAGATCCTTGTGCGAACGTGGCTCTGACACCAGTTACGTCGTATTTAGATTCTATTGTAACATCTCCGACATCAAATGTCGAGCGAACTCCTGTCAAAATAACGTTTGCAGCGCCACTGACTGTGACTGTACCTAAACCAAAGGTTGCTCTTTGACCATCCAAGGTAATGTTTGCATCACCTGTAATTGTTAATGCACCTACCGCAAAGGTAGCACGTACACCTACTAAATCATCAATAACACTGTTACCTGTAACAGTAACTGTGCCCAGGTTAAAGGTTGCGCGTACCCCTGTAGGTACAACAATTATGCTACCAAATGATGAAGGACCCTGTGAAAATGTTTCGGTCGCATATGCTGCTGCGCCGTAGAACATTACGTATTAGCCGCGTCCCACGCGTCTTGCATTTCTTTTAATTTTGCATTTACTTCTTCTTCAGTTGGCAAAGAATGAGGATTATCTATTAACTCTCCATCTACACCAAGTTTGTCAGATAGTTTTAAATTTGCATAAATTTTGTTTGATGTATCTGTCCAAGTAAACCATTGGTTTTCGTGCATTTGTGCTAATGCTTGTTCAATATGAGTTGGTCGCATTTTATGTTGCTCCTAGTTTTAAAAAAGTTACATGAGAATAATTTGCATCACTATTTCCACTTGAAGTTAAACTACTTACACTTCCATAATGTGAAAAACCAAAATACACTTTATTAAGTGATGTATCTGTAACATCAACAGTTGCAGTTATATGCGAATTATAATGGTCATTATTTGAAGGGTCTTGCGAATTTGGTTGTGTACTACCATAACCTAACCCAACAGTTGTATAGTTAGAATTATTATGTGTAAATTTTATTACTGTGTGAATGTTTGCCGCTTTATTAGGACAATATCCATATCGTCTAAAATCTATCCAGTAAATACCTGTAGATGGAAATGAAAAATATCCATTACTAACACTAAGTCCTGTTCCTACTTTATCTGAATAAGTATCATTTCTTTCCCAGTTTGTCGGAGGGTTAGCCGCACCAGTAAATTCAGATGAAATTCTCCATTGGTCAGCTTCTTCTAAACCTGCTACTACAGCTGCACTAGCGACTGTTGTGGTACCTGTAAATTTAAGAAATTGATCAGTGGTTCCTGCCGTTAATCCTGTGCCACCTTTAGTAACAGGAACTGTAGGTAAATTTGCACTAGGTAAAGTGCCAGTCACATTAGTAGCTGCGTTAACAAACGTTGTTGCTGTTGAGCCAGTGCCACCATTACCCGTGGGTAATGTGCCTGTAACTTCGGTTCCTAAATTTACTGTTTGTCCTAAAGCTGTGAGGTTAATTGTTGTTAGTGTCATTTATGCTCCTATTATCTTATATCCGCCTGCAAAAGTACCTGGATTAGTTCCAGATGCTACATTTCTTGCTGCTCCAGAATTGTGATAACAATAAAATTCTATATAATCACTAGCACCTAAGTCCACTTGCCCTGCAGCCATTGATGTTAATGAACTTGTTGCACCTGCTCCTTGTTGACACGTAAGTAAAAGTGATCCATTTTTTCTAATTTGAGTCCAAATATATGTACCATTATCAAGTTGATCCACAACAAGTGAAAAATAAATAAAATACTTTCCAGCTACTCCAGGCGTAAATTTATTACTTGCGAATGTATTATCACTGTCCCAAGTTTCTGTCCAAGAAGTTACTGCAGTTGCTGTAGTATTATTAACAGATTGTGCTCCATTTTTAACAACATGAAACGAAGGGGTATTCTCTCCACCGGCCGTAGCATATGTTTGATCGCCTCGTAAGAATGTACTTGAGCTTGCAGTTCCTGATCCAAGTCTAGCTGTTGCGATAGTACCTGAATCAATAGCAGATGCCGCAATTCCACTTGTCGGTGCTGGCAGGCTATTAGTAAACGTGCCTGATCCATTACTTTCAATCATGGTGTTACCACCAATATCAGTAATCTTATCTACTTGTATAGTACTTGCCATTTATTTATCCTTTACGATTTAGGGTTTGCATCTTTGATCCCTTGAATACGTGTTTTCCACGCGTCAATATCCTTAAATATCTCATCAAGCTGATCGCCAATATCACCATAAGCCGCTTTCCTTGTACTTCTTACAGCGTTGTTTGTCTCGTCGGTAGTTGCTGCCGCATCATAAGTTGCTAAGTCTGCGTCAGTTGGCTGTGCCAATCCTGTTACGTTCCATTCTTTTATGTACGGGCCATTACCGTCCGAGTCATCCTGTAAAGATACATTGCCTCCTGAACCGAAATCAGCAGTTTTGCTGTTCGCTTCACAGTAAAGCTTTACCTTAGTTGATAGACTTGCCATATAGACCTCCTTTTAAAATTGTTATCATGTTATTATCTTGTATGCTCCAAAATATGTAGGTTTATTACTGGCTCCAAATATACTTGGATTACCAGTTGATACTTGAGTTAGTGTATAAAGTTGAACGTAGTCACTACTACCATTCATATCTATTACTGCATGGCCATTTAATTGTGAAACATAAATAAAATTACTAGAAAAATCAAAATAACCAAATTCAGAATCGTTACTGCCATTTTTATAAAATGACGCTTGTGAATATTCTATCCTAGCTGGTCCATTTCCAGTAGTAATTACTCCTGCAAAGAAAAAATATTTACCTGCTGTTTGAGGTTTAAACCAACATTCTGTATTATTATAAGCACCATCTGTATCAAAAAGTTCGTTTTCTGCATTTACTCTTGTCCAAGTGTTATCAGATGTTCCTTGATTTGAATTTCTCCAAGCAAAAAAAGCAGGAGTCATATCTCCACCCGCTGCTGCATACGTTTGATCTCCTCTTAGAAAAGTAGAAGATGACGCTGTGCCAGAACCAAGTCTAGCTGTAGCAATAGTTCCTGAATCAATAGCTGAAGCTGCAACGCCACTTGTTGGTGCTGGCACTCCTGTCATAGTTCCTGCATTTGCTAATGTAACACCTGACGGTATGTTCACCGTATCGCCTGATGTGCCAAGTGTTAACGAGGTACCTGTTTTTGGATCTACCTGGTCTACAAATATTTTACTCATGGTTTACTCCATATTGAATGTGTTAAGTTTCTGTTAGGTATTTCGCCTTCCATTTCTAGCAAAGCATCATAATCACTAGCAGAAAATGTTGTTGGTATATCTCGTAAAGATTTTCTCCATGCTTTTTGTTCGTCTGTCATTTCTCCTCTAAATACCCACCAATCAGTTTCGTTAAGTTTTTTTTGTCTAATTTCTTTTATTCTTTTTAGTTTTTCTGCATCACTATTCCATTCAATTTGTCTTGCGTCAAATTCTGCTTGTTCTGTAGCAGTCATATCTCTTTCGTGATTACCTAATTCTTTTGACCATCCTGCAATTTTTGTCATATTAATATTCTTTTAATCCCCAAACAGTTACGTTTCTTTTTGCTATATAATTTGCACTAGGCATAAATTGTATTCCTGCAACATTGTAATCATTTTGATCTAACATTCCTGAAGCAGTAGAATTAACAACTTCTCCACTATCGGTGTATTCATTGTAGTGTGCATTCCAACATACACGATATTTGTTTCCTGCTCCTGCTTGACCAGATGCTATTGTGTAAGGATTGTGAACATACATAAAACCAAAACAACCGCCAAAGACTGCTGTGTTTCCTCCTGCAGTACCACCAGCCATTAACCATTTACTATCGCTAGTTGCTACTCTTGTACTTTCTGTGCCACTATCGTTTGTTTGATGAACAGCATATCTATAATTACTATTAAAACTGCTATCATCATCAGCTAACCATCTTAACCAAATTTGATTTCCATTTCTGTCATTTTCAAATTGAAAAGTTACTACGTATGTTCTGTAAGTTGTGGAAAAGCAATCATTAATAAATGCTGCTCCGACACTATTAGTGCCATTATTATTTGCAATTTTTATATACTCACCACCACCAGGAGCTGCCCAGGCACCATCGCCACGCCAGAATGTGCTTGAAGAAGCTGATGATCCACCGTTAAGATTTGCTACGGGTAGGTTACCTGTAATGTTTGTTGCTGCGTTGACAAATGTTGTTGATGATGAACCTGTACCTCCACGTGCAATTGGCAATGTTCCAGCTGTAATCGCTGAAGCATTCATTGTTCCACTATTTGTTAATGTTACACCTGCTGGTATATTGAACGTATCGCCTGAGTCCCCTAATTGAACAGAAGTTCCTGTTGATGGTGATAATTTATTTGCTAATATTTCGCTCACTATACTACCGTAAATGTTGATCCCGAAGGAATTGTTAAAGTACCAGTAATAGTTATTGGCCCAGCGGCCATGCCATTACTAGCAGAACTTATTGTTATATCTGAGTATGTTTTAGGGTTTTCTGCGTAAAAAGTCGAGGACAATTTTGCTGCACTTATGGTTCCGTCTGACGGTGTACCAACATCAACATCTTCACCCATCGCAACAATAAAGTCAATATTCGCTGCCGCTACAGATACTCCTAAGAAGTCTATCGTAGCCCCTGAAATTGTATACGCTGTTGTAGGTGCTTGTATAACTCCTCCAACTGACACTATAATATTTTGTGCTGCACTTGGGTAATAATCAACAGAAGCATTTTGTAAGGTATACGTTGTCGCCGGCGTTGAACCAGTTGGCGTCAGTATCTTTCTATCCCCTATACTTAAATCGCGTCCTACGTATGGCATTCTACGTGTCTCCTAATCTTAAAACTACAATATGCGTAGTGTTATAACCATCACCACCAGTACCATTTGCACCATAAAGATAGTTATTAGTTGCAACACTTGTTAGTTTTATTCTAAATTTAACATTAGCTGTATCTGTAACATCTATTAAAGTTGAGCCAGTTGTTTGATGATAAGCATTAGGAGTACCATCTGTGTCATTAAAAGTTGAACGCATCCATCCTCTTACAGATGAGGCACTAAAATCATTTGTTGTAACTTCAAAACCAATACCCATATCATTATCATCTGTATTATGATAACTTTCTGCTGATAACATAACTTGATAAATTCCTGTTTTTGGAAAAGTAAATTTACCTCCCCCACTTCCAGTTGTAACTGTCATAGTATCAGAAAACATATTACTATATTTAACCCAAGTGCTTCCAGCTTCTCCACTATCTCCAACAATTCCATTTGTACCAGCACTTGTTGCTGCATTTAAATACCATTGATCAGCTACATCAATAGTTGCAACTGCTGCACTAGCTAAAGTAGTAGTTCCTGAAAATTTTAAAAACTGTCCCGTGGTTCCTGACGCTATTCCAGTACCTCCACTACCAACAGGCAACGTTCCCGTTACACCTGAAGCTAGGTTAGTAGCTGGTATTGACGTGCCACCAGTTCCACCATTTGCTAATGGGGTAACACCGGTTATCATTTTGCTCACATCTATTTTACTTAGTGCCATTATGGTTTACTCCAAATTGAATGTGTTAATCCATTTTCATCTTTAGCCATTAGTTCATCTAATTGTGCTTCTGTTGTAAATGTTTGTGGAATATTTCTTAAATTTTCACGATAAGTTTTCATTTCATCACTCATGGTTACATCTCCAAGTGCATATATATCAGTTCGTTTTAATAAATGATTTCTATGTAATCTTATTAATTCTAATTTATGTGCTTTTCTTCCACCGGCTAACCAAGCATCATTCATTTCTTTATCTATTACTGTGCTCATATATTTTCCTAATTAACTCGATTTAATTGCAAAACAAGCAATTTTACCACTTACTGCTGTTCCTGCATTTGTCAGAAAATCAATTCCTGTTATATTTGTACCATCTGAATAAAATTTACCACCACCTTTTATGCTTTGAGAACACCCATTAGTCCAATTCTCAGTAGTAGCAGTAAAATTATAAAAGAAATTATTACCTTGATGATTTGTAATATGAATTACATAATTGTAAGTTTCGTTTTGATCGTCACCAACAGATAATCTGTTAGTATTACCACTAACTGTATTTTGACTTATTACATCATAATCAGTTGAGCCATCACCCATAGTATAAATAAAAGAATAATTAAGATTTGCTGTAACTACTCCACCAGAACTATTACGAAATCTCATATTAATAAAAGTATTATCAGTAGCAGTATTAGTGATACTAGCATATACTACATAATTATAGTAACTTGATGACATAAAGTTATTTATACCTAAATCAGTTCCTTCAACATTTCCTGTTCGTACAAAATTACCTATATTACTTGCTGTAACATCTCCAGTTACAGTAACTCCAGTAGAAGATGTTTCTAATTTTTTAACTTTATTGTGATATAGTTCTACTGAGCTATCAGTATTACAATGAATATAATCATAACCACTTGTATCTTGTAATCTTAAATCATCTTCTGCTCTGATTAATAAATCTCCAGTACCACCATCATGTATAATACTATTAGAGCCATCATGGTAAATTTCAAAATCGTTACCAGTTCCTAATCTTAATTTTTTATTGTCAGCTAAATCTAAATTTGTTCCGTCAAACGTAAGATCGGCTTCTCCATTTAATGCTGTTGCTGAGGTTGCTGTCACTAATCTATTATCTACACCATTTGTAAATGCTGTGATTGTACCTGCTGCATCTGCAGCCCATGTAAGTCCGCCTGTTGCACCTGACTGGGCGCTAAGAACGTAACCATTAGTTGGGGAATTCGATACATTAAGTTTAGCTTCTGTAACGGCGTTATCTGCAAGCGCTGTTGTTCCAACCGATCCTGCACCTGGGTTTACGGTTTGTACCGCTTTACCAATATACACTGCGTACATCGTGTCTGATCCTGCCGTTGCAGCTGAAAGTGTTAAAGTTGTGCCTGACGCTGTGTATGCTTTTCCAGCACCTGGTTCTTGAATTACGTTATTGATAACTAAACGGATGTCTAGTTCATTGGCTACAGCACGGTCTAATGTATATGTGTCAGTTGCACTTGTTGTAAAGTACTGGACATTAAACGCCGCATATTTTTCTGCTGGTATGTTACCTATGTAAGGCAATTAATCCTCCTTATGTACTTATATCGTCAACTGCTGAAACCCACACATCTGCGGAAGAAGCTGTATCTGATTTAACTTTTAAAACATCACTGGCTTGCATAACAAATTTTGCACCGCCGGCTAATATTTGTAAAGCACCACCGCTAGGGATGGGCGCTGATTTCACTAAATAAATATCATTACTTCCATCATTAATGTAGACATCTGCAAGAATTGTAGATCCTACAATATTTGATACAGAAATACCAACAATGGTATCATAAGAGTTAGCTGTGACTAAAGTTGCTGGACTTGTTCCTACTGCGTTTGATGTATATCTTCTAAAATTTTGTGCCATATATTATCCTTATATCAGAGGGCCACGGCCATTGCAATGGCAAAGCCAGCCGATGCACCAGCGCTTCCTGATGATGCCGCGGTTAATTGTCCTTGAGCGTTTACTGTTAGACTAGCATTTGTGTATGATGCTGCCGTGACAGCCGTGTTTGCTAAGTTAACTGTAACATCTCCAGATGAACCACCACCTGATAATCCTGTTCCTGCTGTTACAGCAGTTATATCACCTGTTGTAGGTGATTGCCATTCGGGTGCAGTCGCTCCTGCATTCATTGCTAATACTTGGTTGGCGGATCCTTTAGCTAATCTTGCTGGTGTATTTGCTGAGGACGCATACAAAACATCACCTTGAGTAGTTAAAATTTCTTCCATAATTTTACTTGCAGGTTGAGTAACAAATACATCTTTAGTTCCTGCAGCAAAATTAACCTGACTAGTATTACCGTTTGAATTAGTAAAAACAGTTGTTCTTGTTAAATTAGCACTAGATCCATCAAGTGTACCTAATCCTACTTCCCATTCATCGGCTGTTTGATGAGCGATAGTATAGTAAGTAGTATTGCTATTACCAATACCAGTAGCAAAAGTATCAAAACCAGTTGACGTACCTCCAAGTGCTACCGCACCTGTACCAGTCGTAGTTGTGGTTTCTTTTACTCTATCATTAACTTTAAATACCATAGTTATCCTATGCTAATTGTAAAATAGCTGTTGCTGCTGCAGGGCTTGGAAAAGAAATAGTGAAAGTTCCAGCTGTTGCTGTTTTGTCTCCACCAAAATTCAATACCATAACTGCTCTATCTCCGTTTGTGTCATTATAAATTAATGCTCCACGCGCAGTAATTGTAGCACTTGTCCAAGAAACATCAGCAGAAAAATCTGTAATACCTACTGTTCCATCTACAGTTGGTGTAACATTTGTTAATGTTTTTCCGCCTGCTGGTGTGTAACCTGTACCAGTTGTACTAATTTCGTGTGTGCTTGTTGGATCTGCTGCCGGATCTGTCGGTGCAGTGTATGCTGTTGTTGATGCCGATATACTAGAAGAGTTAGTAAACATTGCTAATTTAAATGTGTCACCTCCACCGCCTGCTATCGTAAAGTTATGTAGGGCTTGCAACACTTCTGATTTAAAACTGTTACAGACCGCTGATGCTCCTATTGCCATTATTGTGGTCCTCCTTGATTTGATTTAATTGAGCCGAGTCCAGGTTGAAATGATGGTCTTGGAATTCTAATAACTCCAGACTGATATGCATCTCTTTTACCCATACCCATGTATTGCGCAGCTACTTCTTGTAATGAAGTACCATACGATTGTTCGTACATTTGCAGCATTTCTGCTGGACCCTTTAAATATTTAAAGGCTTCAATAAGACAACCATACAATAATAAAGTAGGTGTGTTATTACTTAACCAAGTGCTTGTAGTGCTAGCATTAAGCCTGTCTGGTAATTTAGACATACTTAATTCTACAGTATAAGCAGCATCTGGCGTTGGAACTACGTATACAGTATTATCATCCCATTGTGAATAATATTTTGGTGTTCCAGTGTCTGCTCTATCCGGCCAATATTCATTCATAAAGCTTACATCTTTTCGTTCTAAGAATGTTCTATCCCCTGTACCAGCAGCAGAATAAATCATTAGACTGTTAATTGTAGCAAACAAAACTGGCGTTGGACCAGCTCCGCCTGGTAAACTTAAAAAAGGGTTACTTGCTGTAAAGTTAGCAAATTGATGGGAAACAAAAGCTGGTATATTAAGCTCTCTTAATATTCTATTTTCTGTATGTTCAATAAAATCATCAACAATAGTATCTGTTAAAACATTAGAATCTGTTTCTGTGTAATCTCTTATTTGTGTAACTAATTCAGTATATGTTGTCATGCTGATAATGTAACTGGCCCTGCAAATGCCTGTCCTCCTCCACCTACAATTGTTGGATCAGCATGAGCTAATCCAGTAGGAATACTATAAAAATCTTCATCTATTACAGTTATAGTAAAACCAGTAGCTTGATTTAAATCAACACCAAACTGTTCGTCTTGCACGTCCCTAAATCTAACCGTATCTCCTGTTGATCTATTATTTCCAGGTTCATAAACTTTTATGTAAGATACACTTGGTTCATGTCTAAACGCGTTAAGTGGTAACAAATTAGTTGTTGGAGGTGCAGTGCGTGCAGGTCTTGCCCATTGTAACGCCTGTGGATCAGGCATATGAATTTGTGGTTGAATTTGTGGAGCTTTTTTTTCGTATTCACTTGTGTGAACTTTTGCACCATTCCATTCTGTTACCATTTCTGTGTAGGGAAATTGCAATCCACTACGGTCAGAAATAAATAAAGCGTATTTTCCTTTAGCGTATGTCATTTAAATCCAAGTATACTTTCCACCTTTTTTAGCAGCGCCCATTCCTTGAGCAGTGCCACTTATATTTCCTTCAGCACATTTAAATGGTGTACCTCCAGATTCTTTTCCCATACTAGATGGTGCATTACCTTTAGTAGTAACTACTGCAGCTTTTACAGGTGCAGGTGCATCATTTTGACCTCTGCCATAATGACCTATTTTTTTACTAGAAGCTTCTCTAGTATTAGTTGTTTGTGTGTTATATATTCTGTTACTCATTTGTCCTCCTTTTGACATTCACAGTTACCGCAAGTACATTGACCACCGCAGCACGAACCACCGTTACTACAATGACACTCGTGATCACAATTTTTACATGGCATATTACCTCCTATGGTATGTATGCTTGTGCAGGATTAACTTGGAAAGCTACTCTTTCCCTATCAGTATCGGATGCACGTCCAAATTCTTCGTCGTATATTTGTTTTAACATTGGTACCATTGCTGGTGCACGTTTAATTGCAATATAATACGCTAAACCTGCTGTTAAACAAGGTATAAAATTAAAAGGTACATCTAAATCATTAGTATAAACACCTGCATCTTGCACTCTTCTTATATAAAAATATTTAAATTTATAAGCTATGTTAGGGCTTGGGTATAAAAACAGTGTCATATCAAATTGTGGTCTTCCACTGTTACTACTTCCGTTAGTAATAACTTGACCAGGTATCATACAAAACTGTGTAGGTCTTGCATCTCCTGCAGAATTTTGTTCTTTACGAGAAAGATTCATGTAATCTGTTTGTGAAATTTTAGTAATTGTTACATCAGTTGTTTGACTGTCACCTTCTAAATTACCTGTTCCTTCTGCTGTAGTAGTCACAGTAGCATCTAGAATATCTAAAACATCTACTGGTATACCATAATAATTTTGACCTGGCACCATTGTTAAAAAATTATAATCAATAGTCCATAAGTTTAATCCACGGTTCGACCATTCACTTAACATAATATTAAGTGAACGCCTTGCCGTTTTTAAATCACCACCGCCTAGAACTTGAAGTCCACATCTTTCAAATGCTTCTTCAATAGCTTCTTCTACATTTAACTTAAAATTATATGTATTAGAATAAGCCATCTAACCTCCTAGTAGTTTTTAATCCATTCGCAAATTAAAGTGTATGTTTCACCACTACTAGCTGCGCCTGGAACAACTACATCAATGTCACCTGAATAGTTGGTTTCTTTTGGATTACCTAAGCCTCCTATAGTACTAAAATCATATGTATCATCATAATTTAAAGATAGTAAAGGTGTTTGAGTTCCTGATGTTAAATCCCATTGAAGTTGCACGGGAGCAGTTACTCCTGCTGAAACGTTAAACCAAACTTTATTTAGTGTAACTGTTGTGCAAGTCTGTCCTTGATTGTTAGTTGTTAAAGTTGAAACATCTACTATTTTTGTTGTTCCACCTGTTCCGTCAGAGACGTTTACATAACTTGTAATAAGTTTTCTGTCTCCGTCAAATAATGTTCTTGTTGTTACGGTATCTACCATTTTATTAATTCCCCTTGTACAAAGGTGGGGCCATTACTCCCCACCTACGGTTATATTTGTTTAACTATAGCTTACGTTTCTGTTTTGCGCAGCCATAATGTAGTCAATTGTAGTGACTTTAGTTCCAGTAGCATCACCAGAAACACTCATAGCCATCACTTTCATGTTAGCTGTTGGAATGTTAGTAGTAGAAGTACCAACTAAATTTCTGTTTATGTAAAATTGAACTTTGTTTAAGGTTGTTCCTTTTGTAGCAACAAGTCCTAAAGTTACATAAGTGTCATTTTCCATTGTTGATTTTGTAGTATCAGCAAACTCTACTAAAGTTTGAGTTCCACCAGATTCAGTAGTACCTTTTACGATAGCCGATCCATCATCTTTTACAAAACCAATAACGTTTTGTGATAACAAAGCGCTTTCTGGATTCGTAGTAAATGCTTCTGTAAAACCAATTAAGAAATCAGTTTGTGTAGCATCTGATATTTTTGCTCTAGTTTCAAAATAAAGTTTATCACCTGCAGTAGTTGGTAAAGCAAATGATTCTTGTTTAGCTTGAATTGATGCACCATCGTTATCAGTAGTAGCTGCTGAAGTTAAATTTACTTCACCGCCTGTGCCATCCGCTGCAATTGCTGCTGATGCACCTGTATCTTTTACGATAGTCCAATTGTGTGTTGTGTCTAACGCACCCTGTTCAAAATCATCCATATAGGTGAATTGATCGGGCCACATAGACATTTTTAAGTTTTCAAATGCAGATGCATTTGAGAATAGTACTGGGCCTTTAAAATGTGTAGCCATTGTTATACTCCTTGCCTGTATAGGGCTTTAGTTACCTCGTCACTATACTGTACTGCCTAGCCAGCCTCGGTAACCGTTTACTAGGATAAAGGGGCGAACTAATTTCGCCCCTTTAAAGATCATTAAGCTCCTGGTGAACCAAAGATACCTCTCCAGTCAGACCAGCCGTAGCTGTATCTTTCTCTGGCTTTGTATCTAACGTTTCCAGTATCAAAATCGCCTTCCATAGCAGTTCTAATTGGAGCTCTCACAAAGTGTTTAAGTCCATTAGGTGCATCTGTTTTAATGAAGAACGCATCAGTATCAGTAAGGAAGTTGTTTACAACATATCCTTCTGGTACCATTCCCATGTTTTTGATTGCGTTGATATCATTATCAGCAGTGCCTACTCTACCGGCAGATTTCATTAGTCTCTCAGCTACAAACTGAAGGTTTACTGGAATGATCATTTTCATGCCTCTAAGAGCAATCTTTAATCCTCTTTCATCCTTCATATCAGCAATATCAATTAACATCTGCTCAAGCGAAGTTTCGTTTAAGTCAGCTGCAGTTGTAAGCTCGTTCTTTTGGTTTCCACTAAGAGTTGGGTGGTCAGTAGCACAAAGCTCCTTTGCATCCCCACCAAGAAAAGAAGCATTAAACGCTCTGTTAAGAATGTTTGCAGCTTTAACTTGTTTAGTGTTAGCCATAGAACGCGCTAATGCTTTAGTATAGCGAGTGCTAAGTTTATCGTAAAGATTATCCTCTACAGCTTCTTCTGTCAGTGCAAAAGCTAAAGCAATAGTCTCGTTAGTGTACCTAGCAGTGTAAGTTTCTTGTGCGTCTTCATAAGTCACACCTTGGCCTTCCGGCTTTACAGCTGCATTGGCGAAACCGCCGAGCATTACTTCTTCTTCGAAAGCACGATCAGATGATTCTGAATCGAATATTTCTTTGTCTTGATTTTCGTATCGGTCGTATTCCAACCCGAACAGTGCATTTAACCCTGGTTCGAGTTCCTTGACCAATTGCATTCTTGAAATTACCATTGTTCAATATCTCCTATAGGTTAAATTCCAGCAGCGTTATTGTAGTACAGATGCTCGTTGAATCTTACGATCCAATTTGAATTTGCACTTGCAATGTCACTGTTATCTGGGTCTTCGCAGATTCTCACTACTCTAAATTGAGCTGTACCGCCAGCGACGGCGCCTAGTTCAGATTTAGACTGTCCATTGATAGTAGAACCAGCAGCATAAACTTGATCGCAGTTATCTCCAACTGCTGTTTGTGCTATGGTTGCATTAGCTTGAACTTCGAAGAGCATGTTTGGATCATCATAAACGAACGCGTCTATTTCACCCACAGTAGGCGTAATGCTACCCGGGTAATAATTTGACCATGTTGGTTTTTGTGTAGTTGGATCGTTGTAGAAACAACCGTTAAAAACTCCGATGTTTGTAGTAGTAGTATTACCACTAACAGTTATACAACCAGAAGTTTCTAATTGTACAACGTCACCTTTGAAAATAACGTCTGATTCGCCTGCAACGATTTTATACTTAGAAGTTCCAGAATTATTAATGTCACTTCCAAGTTTTCCTACAGGTCTAAAACCAAATGGCGCATCTTTATTAGCCATGATTTTTTCCTCACAGTAAATTGTTATACTTCATCCCTAATGGATAAAGTAAAATTGTAATTTAGGGGGTTAAAATCTAACTAGATTTTTTGCCACCAAAACTAACTTGCGACCTGCTTTCTCTCGAAACAGGCATACTAGGATGTTGGTCCTTTAGAGGATCGTTAGCGATCGCATCATCTTTATCTTGCGTTACTCGCGCAAAATGTTGTGCACGTTCTTTAACAGTCTCTAGCGGAATCCTTGCTAGCATTAAACCTCCAACAGCTATAACACCTTCATATTTACCTGAATCAATTTGTGGCCAAATGTTGGTATCGTATTCGTCTGCACGAACAAATTCCCAACCTTCTCGTAGTTTAGCAGAAACATTTTTTTGATCTTGCTGTCCTACAGACTCGGCCCTTACCCATCTGTGTTTAAATCCAGCAGGTGCAGGTGGTGCGTCTAGTTGTGATGGTGGAGACCACGGTTTCCTTCGAGAAGTTTTCTCTCTGGTTTCAGTCTCGCGTGATGGTAATTTATCTTTTTTAATTGTATTCATATGCATTACTCCTTCACGTACTTCGCATATTCGCTTAGTGGCACACCTAGTTTTTTAGCTATAGCTACTTGTGAGGGTGTGAGTCTCACAGTGCCTTTGCGCCTTACAGGACCACCTCTGTTTGCAGAAGCAACCGTTTGAGTAGGCGAAACTTGTTGTTCAAATTTATGAGGAAAATTTTTCCTCAATCTTATGTCTAGTTCACTATAGTATGAATTTGAAGATGGGTCAACACCTTCTTCTATCAAATTACGGTGAATAGAAAATGCTGTTAGCGTCATTGGTTCATCTTTACCAAACCATTCATTTTTTTCAGCCCAATCTTCTGCTGCAGGATCTGGTGCAGGAGGAGGTGGTTGATATTGTGGTTGTTGATTTGGTTGCTGATATTGATCTGCAGCTGGACTTTGAGCAGCTTTTGCCATTCTTTGTCTTTGAGCAATAGTAGCTTTAGCTCTTTCTGCTTCTACAGCCAATCTTGCTAAATCTTGCTGTGCTGCGATTACACCGTCAGAATCTCCATTATCCATAGCAGATTTTAATTTAGCTTTAGTATCTTCAGTTTCAGCTTTTACACGTTGCTCATATTCAGCTATGTAACCACGGTCTAAATTACTTACACGACCTTTTAAATTATTAGCTTCGTGTTGAACGCCTTGTGCAAATTCAACAGCTGCAGCTTCACGTCTTTCAGCTTCTCTGACTTTTTTAGTTAGTTTGTCTATACGGGATTGTACTTTTTTTCCATAATCTTCCATTTCACCTTCAGAAGCTGTTTTCTCAACTACAACTTCTTTAGATTCGTTGACTACTTCAACATCGTCTTCTTTGTTAACTTTTACATCTGTATCATCTAATTTGACATCTACAGATGAGCCAGTCGATGGTAAATCAACCATCTTTTCATCAGCTTCGGCTTGCGTTTCTATTGCAGGCATATTTTACTCCTGTTTATTTATATTGCAAGATATCCTCTGGGTCTTTTACCACAGCAATTATCTCGTCCTCGTTAAGTATTCTCACTTCACCACCTTCTATCCCAAACCTTGATCCAGCATAGCGACCAAATATAATCCAATCACCTTTCTTGCACCACGGTCCATGTGGATATCTCTTTTCATCTTTATAACAGTCTGGGCCCATTTTAAGAACTAAAGCCGTGACTGTTGTATAGCCACGCTCTTCCATATGTTGATCTGTTAATATAACACCGCCTTTTGTTTTACCTTGACCTTTGTATGGTAATACTAAAAGACGCCATCCAGTTGGATCTGGCAATCTTTCTAATACTTTATCGGTTGGTAAGTGCTCTATATCAGCAGTAGCATCTTCTTGTAGCTTTTTAAGAAAACGATTTTCTTTTTTTTCAGCTTTTTTATTATTTTCATCAGCTTCTACAGCTAAATCTTTTTCTTCTAAAGCAAATCTACGCTTTGGCAGTTCCTTTTCTGTCATCGTTATCCTCATCTTTCTGCAGGTCTTGAATCTCCTGTTCCATTATTGTGTAAGCTTTGTGCTCACCTACTGCTTTAACATACTCTTCCATACTTGGCAAGCCTGCTGCAATTACATCTTTTAAATTTTCTTTGCGCGCACGCAATCTTTTAAGGATTGCGTAAATCGCGGTTACGTCTTCCATGAACTACTTCTTTCTAGTTGATCCACCTTTTGATTTTTTAATTCTGCCACCCTTTGCAGCCATCTGTTTATCACCAGAATAAGCACCTTTACCCATTGCTTTTTCCATGCCTTTAGATTCGTTTCTTCTAGCAGCCATAGATTGAGTTTTACTTCCGTTTTTTGCTCCCATAGAATCATCTAATCTAGCATTGTATCCGCCACCCATTTTTTTTACTCTTCCGCCAGTAGCTTTTTTAACTTTTCCACCAGTTTTATAAGTAGTAGTCATCATTTTTTTACCCGGTGTTTTTCTTTTTTCGGGTCTTGACATAATTTTTCCAACCATAGTTATCTCCTTAAAGTTGTTTTATATTAACAATCCCATTTTCGCAACGATTTATTAATCCTTGAATTTGGGTCTCTAGCTGTTTTAGCACTTGTTAATTTTTTCTTCATACCAGACATTCTAGCACAAAAAGATTTACGTCTACCACTAGTCTTAGACTTAGTAGGAGCTTTTAATTTTCCACCTTTATAACTTGCACGTCCTTTAGCATTTAAACCGCCTGAAGGGCTTTTACCTGCTTTCCTTGTCCATGCTGCAGTTTTAGGCATACTTTGTTTTTTTTCTTCTGTTTTCCATCACCATACCACAGCCTTTTGCTATGCCTTTTGGATTTTTATCTGATTTTTCTTTTCTTTTTTGTGATTTAGATTTTTTCTTAACCATTAATAAATTTTAGTTATAGGTCTTTTATTAGGCATCATTAAATTAAATCCTCTTGGTGTAACTACTGTTCCACCCATCTTTTTTTTACTACGCATAGATTTATTAATTGCGTTTGATCTAGCTGCTTCCCAACCTTCTATTTTTCCGTTTTTATTAATATCTGCTTTTGATTTTTTAGTCATGATTTATTCTCCACTTTAACTGTTGCGTGTTTAGTACCACCAACATAGAGGCCAAACCATGCGGCACCAGCTCCGACAACGACTGACACAAAAGCTGATTGTGCGTTTGTTGGATCTGGTAAACTCATAAACCATTCTGTTGTACGCCAGAATGAAATTCCATATAATGTAATTAATAACCTGGGAAAAATTCTCCATGCAGATAACCTTTCCGGTGTCATTTTTTCTTTGTAAATAATCCTACAGCACCTTTAGCTCCCTTGATGCCGAAGCTTGCTGAGCAGGCGATGTATAATAAATGTTTATAATAATCCGGAAGTTGCTGAAGTGCAACAAACCCAGCTTCTATATGATGAGTCATTCCTGGAAAAAATACGGCTACGGCCGGAGCCAAAAGGCAAATTAAAATTAGTTCGTCTTTCCACGACCCTTTCATTTGGTCCACGGCTGATGCTTCCCACGAAACTTCGCCGGCTATTTGCTTTTCGCGCAGTGCAGTCTTTGCTTTTATTTCTACTAGTTTAGATTCAGCTTTAGCTTTCTTAGTCTCTACAAATCCAGTGACGGCTTGAGAGGCAACTCCTAATAATGGTTTTAGTAATAGATTTAACATATTATTTCCTATGGTTCCAAATAGCCATTATACCACCTCGAGACCTACCTGTCGCATATTTTTTTTCTAATCCAACAGGATTCATTCCCATTCCAAAAACACTTTTACCATATAAACCTCCCTCTAAGGTTTCTGCCATGTCTTTTAAATAAGGGTTAGTCATAGTATTCATAAATCCAGATTGTTCCATTTGTCTTTGAGGAGCTATTTTAGGACCATAATATAATCTTTCTTTCCAAGCGTTTCTGTCATCAATTAAATTTCTACCTGAATCGTAAAAATCACCTGATCCTTGACCAATAGCTATTTGATTAGGGTTTTTAGAAGGATCCATAATATCATAATATTCATTTAATCCTCCCGGAAATAAAGTGTTATCCTCTAACCATTTTTTAGCATTTTCATTACCGGCAGCAGCCATTTGAGAGGCATTTTCAAATTGAGAAAATGTTGTAGTGTAAGGTTCATTACTTTCAACAGCTTCATTACCACTGACAAAACTTCCTTCCATAATTAATTTAAGAAGTTCGTTTGGTATTGTAGTGCCTTTAGTACTAAAGATAGAACCATCTTCATTAAGAGTAGCGTAACCAAAAGATTCTAAAACTTTAGGATCCATTTTATCTAAACCTAATTTAGGTAAAAGATTTGGATCTACATTTGTGAGAGCATAACCCATTCCTGGATCTGTTGAGCCTGGTCCATAAACTTCATTAGCTGGAATTGCAGGTGGATGATTTTCGTTTCCTCCAAATAATGAAGTAGCGTAAGCGTCATCAGCAGCATCTTGTTGTGCTGCTACATCTACAATAGGCGTAGTGTTTTGATTATTATTCTGATTATTATTATTGCCTCCACCTGACGGAGGAGTATAGCCACCTACAGCGCCAGAAGATGTCCCTGTTCCTCCACTTGTTTGGGTAGACCCATATAAGTGATCATAACCTGGCATCGTTATCTAGAGTAAGGAAATAATCTATCGTAATATCTTGGACTAATTACACTTCGTGAATCTTCCACATCTTCATAGCCATCAAGAACAAATTGACCTGCTTGGTTTGCATTCATCGGAGTAACTCCCAACATGTTTTCTGGAAGTTGTCCATACATTAACTGGCTTGTTAAGTTGTTTCCAAAATTAGGTAACATACCTCTTTTTCTTCCTACTTGATTATAAAAAGTTGGATCACTATCCATGTAAGCTTGTTCATCTATACTTATATCCATTACTGGATCGTATTCTGGTCCTAAATCATATTGACCTCTGTATTTTTCATCAGGATAATTATAAAAATCTTCATCTTGAGTAAGAATTTCTTCTTCAAATAATCCTGGTTGTCTATCGGATGGTGTCATCGAACTTTCACTTCCAAATAATCCTGGTTGTCTATCGGATGGTGTTATAGTTTCCATAGTTTCACTTTCAAATAATCCAGGTTGTCTATCAGAAGGTTGTGCAGCTGCTCTTTCAGTCATTTGTTGTCCTGCTACATCTCTTGCTAAATTTGCACTAGCTTTTGCATTTTTAATAAATGACATTCCTGTTGCAAAATCTTCTGCTCCATCTCCACCAGCTTGTGACGCTAAATAAGCTTGACTTCCGTAAAACTTATCATTTGGATCCATAAATCTGTCTATGTTTTGTTTACTAATTCCTGCTCTTTCAAAATATTTCATTGCTTGACCTAAACTAGAACCACGACTTGTATCGCCTATTTGCATGGTACCTACATTATCGGTTCCCATGTTTCTGTTAGCATCAAATGTTGCTTTATCAAAAAAAGCCATTGTTTTATCTGGACTTGCTCTACCAAAAATTGAGTTTAAATATCTATGGTCTGCTTGATTGTTGCTAATACTATCCATCATACCCATTGTTAAACCACCAATTCCTGGTAATCTCATATTTACATCTGGGGTTAAATCAGATGCCATTCTTGTAGCATCTTCAACAATATTTGAACCTAAATTTTTATCAGTAAAACTAAATTGATCTTCTTCTTCAACTACACCAGAAGCCGCTGCATCACGTCCAGTCATTCCTGGTTGGATTGGTTGGCTTCCAAATAATCCAGGTTGACGGCTACTTGGCTTTCCCATTTGGCTTCCGAATAATCCAGGTTGACGGTTAGAGAAAGATCCAATTCCTTGATTAGAAAAACCACGTTGATTATCTAAATTAGAACGTCCTCCACCCACACTACCTGGATTTCTTCTATAATTATTTGCCCTGTTTAAATCATTGACAGGCGTATAAACATCTCTACCGCTATTACTGGTTCTAAAACTGTATCCTGTTGGAGCCCTTCTTCCAGACCCTTTGTTATAATAATCAAATAATGATGCCATTTAAATTTCCTCTAGTTGCTCTAGCCAATCACAATTGCTTTAAGAACAACTAACACGATTATAGTGACTATACCAGCTTTAATCCAGTCTTTCATTCCCCAATCGCTCCACTCTTTTAAGTGTTCCCAAATATCTTTCAGTAACTTCATATTACCTCCTTGTTAATGTATTGTTGGTTTCTCATAATAAGAACCGTCAAAATAAATTTCATCGGCTACTATAAAGGAATCAAGCATAACTTCAAAGACTTTTTGTGCTTGCTCAGCTCCTAAAGCGCCAATATACAAATTCCTTGTAACAGCGGCTAATCCAGCAGCTACAACTAACGTGTCTTCATCTTTACCATTAATCATTTTAAAAGCAAGATCTTCTGCGTTTTGCATTACTTCTATAATTTTACTTAGTTTTTGGTTGTCTGCCATTTCTTTCCTTCATTAAAGCAATTTTTTCATTACTTCTTGTTCTACGATCTTCCCGTAATGAAATTACATCTTCTTTTATTTCACTAATGGTATCCTTTGCTTGGTCTTTTAGCAAGCCAAAAGATTCTTTCATTACAGCTCCCTCAGCAGCGTTATTTACTTTATCTCTTTCAAGATCAAGTTTTTCTGCTTCAACAGAAGTTTTAAGTAACAATTCTTGATCGTCATGCTCCCCTCTTTGTATTAATTCAGCAGCTTTTAAATCAATCTCTTGTTGTTTTAATTTAATTAATGGATCTTGATCTTCTAAACCGCTTCGTTTAGTTTCTTCTTCTGCCATCTCTTTAATTAATTGTGCTTCAACAATTGAAATTTCAGCTTCTTTTTGAGTCATAAATTCTTGTTGCATTCCTTGTATTTGTTGAGCAACTTGTTCTTGCAATGCAGGATTTTGTTGTACTTGTTGTTGCATTGCTTGTATCTGTTTTTGCATTTCTTGTGTTTGTGGTAACATTTTTTCTTCTACTTGTTCTGCAGCTAAAATAGCTATGTGTTGTAAAATATGTCCTTCCATCATTGCGTACAATTGAGGATTAATTTGAACAGGACGTGTAAACATAAATTCAGCGTGTGCTTCTATGTGCGCAGGATGATTTTGTTTTGGAAAAGCTTTTGGTTGTTGTCCAGTCATTGCTTCAGCATTTTCTGTTGCAGGACTTTTAGGATTAGGATTACCAGGATCTGGTTTTAATAAAGCATCTAAGTTATCAACATCTAAAGCTTGGTAAACGCGTCTGTATGCTTCTCTTAAATTATGTAGTTGCGGAGCAGCTTGTGCTAATTGCAATTGTTGCTGCGCCAACATAACACGTTGAGACATAGAAAAAATATTAGGATTAGATATAGGTAATATGTCAACCCTGTTATCAAAATCTTGAGCTTTAATGGCTCTATTACCGCCACGTACCATGTAAGGATATTCAGGAGGTAAATATGTTTGAATACATTTAGCTAGTAAATTAAATTCAATTCCTTGAGCATAATGTAATCTTTTATGAATTGCGCTCATTACTTTTGTTCCACGTTCAAGTAATGCTAAAGTTGTTCCTACTGGATTCTGTTCATTTCCTTCACCCATTTTCATATCTGCTATTGCAGCAAATGATTTACCTGCATCTACACAAAATCCTAATAAAGCAAATAAAGTTTGCGAAGGTTCTTTGTAAGGTAGAGGTAAAAGTGATTCCCGAATAGATGTACCTGTTACGTCTACATCTCTAAACTCACCTGGTTGTAATGGTGTGTCGTCGTCACGTATTCTCATACCACGTGCTTTAAATCCTGCTGGTAAGTTAGCAAGAGTACCCGCATCAATTAATTGTCGCAAAACACTTGTTGCAGTTCTTGATAACCCACCTAGCATGTGTATTAGGCCAAAGCCATAAAAGCCTAGACCTGGGAGGAACTTATAGTGAGTAAAGTATTCTATACGTCCTCTTGCTGGATCTTGTTCATTCCAGTTACGACGAATAGATAAAACTTCAGTTGAATAACTATCTATAGTAATAATGTAAGGTAATTTAATTCCTTGTTCATCTTCAAAACCAGGAATGTCTGCATCTACATGCATTTCTAATAATTGGTGTTCATCGTCGTCTTGAGGAATACCAGGACTTACACCTTCTAATTCATCAATTTTATCTTGTATATCATTAACTCCAGTAGATATAGAACCTGTAGCCAAACTAATATCACGATAAAAACCACTTACTTGTTGTTTTCTTAAAGTGTTACCATCTACTTTTATTGAATGTGTAATTCTTGAAGCATCTTCTAAAGAAGACGCCATATAATTAATAACACAATCTTCACCTGCAACAAATTTAGAAACTGGACGCATTAATTGTCCATCATAGTAAGTTTTCTTAAATGCAGATCCAGCTAGTGGTAAATAAAATAATAATTGATCCATATCTGGATCATACTCTTTCATGACATGTGTTATCATGTAATTCATGTAGTCTTTTACACGTTTAGCTTGTTGTTCTACTTGTGGAGTAATCTCACCAACTATTTCTGTATTTACAGGACCAGCTGGTGGTAATAATTCTTTATAAGCTTGTGCTTGAAATTGTGTAACAGATTCTGCTAACAAAGGATGAATAACACCACTTGCACCTTCAAATGGTTGCGTTCTATCTTCGTATTTAAATCCTAGCATGTCTAAACCTTTCGTATAGGTATCATGCCAATCTTTTCTTGAATCAAAATCTGCTTGATAAGCAGAAATTAAAGTATCAGATAAATTTTTTAATTCAGCATCTTCTATGTAATCAGCTAAGTTTGCGTTAAACGGAATTTGTGATTGATCAACAGGTGCGTTAGGGTCTGAATTAATTTCAGCACCACCATCTTCTAATTCTGTTATCTCTACTCCACCTTCCATTGTTGGTCCATTACCTGGAAGTTGAATTTCAGTATTTTGACTGTCTGAAATTTCTATTCCATCCGTTAGTGCTGCTATAGCTTTTTCAATTGATCCAGCTGCTGGCATTCTTGATTTAATAGCCATTATATCCTTTTTTTACTTGCCCACCCCTATTATACACTGGAATGGTAGATTCACCAGCAAATTTTTTGCCTGTATTTATATCACGCATGGAAATAATAGGAATCTTCTCCCATGTAAAGCCATTTCCGTCAACAATTGTTGTATCTCCAAATTTAAATCCACTTTTCTTTGCAATACGTTTCAAAGCTTTAACTCCAATCTCATCATAAAATTTATCACCACCTTTTGGAATACCGCCGTGTGCTTTTTTCATTTTACCAGTAGATAATGCTATTCCGTCATAACCTTTATCATCAGCCATCTTTAATAATCCTTGCATAAATACTTTTGCATAATTTTCAGACTTTTTAAATGGTGCATCTGGATGAACTTGACCACTTGCACCTGTTACTTGTTTTTGTTCTTCTACTTTTGTCTTTAATTTCTTTACATCACCAACTAATTTTTTCATTGCTTTTTCAACATTCTTTAATTCAGCAATATTTTCTGGTAATTCACGTTCTGCACGGGGTAATTGTAAAATATTTTCTTTTCTAAGACGTGTAGACTCTAAAGTTTGCATTTTTTTGTCTAATTGCGCGGCAAAATCGCTCATTTCTGCTAAAACATTACCTTTATCAAGCCTTGGAGCGTACTTATATCCTTTTTGAGCCACATTTTGATGTAAATCAGACTGTGTTTCTTCTACAAGTAGTAATTTTCTGCCATTTTCATCAATTCTTTCACTAAATCGTAACCATCCAAATGGTGAATTACCGGCATTTCCTTGAAATACTTCTCCACTAAAGTGACCAGATTGATATGATTTTTCTGCTGATCTTACAGAGCCATCTTTAAAATTAAAATAGAATTTTAGTTCCCCGTAACCAGATCCACCAGGAATAAACTGTGCTCCCTCATGTGCTGGAGTCTTTTTACTTTTATAAAAAAATCCTCTTCCTTCACTCATATCACCCATACGGTATAAAAGTTTCTTGGTCCAAAAAGGAATAGGCACGTCTGCTGTCATTACATTTCTGTCAAATATGTTAAGTGCCTGGTATAGTTCTTGAAAGGCTTTTTCTTCTGGTATGTTTTTAGCTTGCGCTAATTGTGCTATATCTTCTTGTGGCACTAAATTTTTTAATACCTTAAAATGATCTTTTTTAACAATATCATTTGTCCCGTGGTACATGGAAGGAAATCCACCTTCCCACATAGTTTTAAATTCAGATCCTTTGTGCATAGTAACTCTGTCACCTTGGCTTTGTATAAATTTAATTGTGCTACTATTAATAGGATCTGCTGCCTGATTAGTTACTTGCAAATTTTTCATGTTATTAAGAAGCATTTCACGAAGTTTCATTCCTGTTACATCTTGTGGTGGTTGGTGTAAATCAGTTAACAGACGTGCATCATTAGAAAAAATGTCTGGTCTGTTTCCATATTCATATTGATTACTACCTCTTTTTTCACGCATTCTTGTTAGCATTTGTACAATATCATCTGCGCCACGTGATACAGGTTCTGCCATGGAAATATCCATATCAATCTGTGGCATTTCTTTATTATACATTTCTAGTAATTCTGATTTTGTTAATTTTCTTTTTGCATCACCTTTAGAAACGTTTGTTAATAATGCTTCTAATCCAAACTCATCAAGTTCTGTTCCAGATACCCCAGGTTTATTTTTAATTGTACCAAGCCATTGGTTAGCATTCATTTTTGCTGCATCTGGCATTTCTTCAATAGCGTTAACCGTTGATAAATACATTGCTGGTTTATCTTCTGTAGCTTGGCCAACTGCTACATCTGTAGCAGACGTAGGTGTGCCTTTTGGTTTAAAATAATTACCTACAGCTTTAGGTGCTTTTGATAAAGTTGAAAATATTTTAAATGCTCCACCACCAGCTTTATGTAATCTATCAATACTTTCTTGAGGGTCTAATAAAGGTAAGTCATCCACAACAGTGCTTGTATCATCTAAATCTGTATCAATCAAGCCACCATCTTTAGCACCTTTAGGTTTAAATTTTTGTCCTCTAAAATCCATCATCTTTAGTGGGTATTCTTTTTGAAGATCTTGTACTAAAGGTTTTATCATACCTTTTGATTGATCATAATAAGCACCATAAACTTTACCATCTATTTCAGATTGTAATCCAAGTGCACGCATATCACTTTCCCAACCATCTATTTCAATATCAATTTCAGCTTTAGATTTTGTTTTATTTCTTAACAACGCTTTAATGGCATTCTCTGCTTCACGGTGCATAAGATTTCTATACCACGTTGACATTGCTTCTGGTCTATACAATCTTTCAGGAGTATCATCACTTCGCGCAGCAGCTGTGTGTAAGGCTTGCATAAAAGGTCTACCTTTATTCACAAAATTCTCTAGTGCTATTTTTCTTTGATCAGGAGATAAATTATCTAACACTGCATTCATTACAACCTCAGTTCTTTTTACGGTATCTAAGGCACGTTTAGTGCGAGGATCATCTGGTTTGTAATTACGTTTATTATATAATCTTTTTATTTCATGCATTCTAGTTCCTTTTAATGGTTCTAGACTAATACGTTTTCCACCTTTTCCTTTTTCTCTACCAAACTTATTAATAACTACTTCTAATTTATTTTTTTTTCTAAACTCTTGAATCCTATCTTCTAATGCTTTTAAACCTCCTTTACCTGTTTGATCTCCTTTATAAAAACCTTTAAATCTTGGGTCAAGTGCTAAGTCTTGGTTAGTCATTGTTTCATAACGAGGCATGCCTGTTTTAGGCTCTAATTCACTTAAATAATCATTTAATGTTTTATTTCGTTTAAGCGAACCACGTGTTAAAAACTTTTTAGTAAATGGTAACGTTTCAATACCAGGATTAGTTCTTTTAAAAATCTTCATAATAGAACTATCTGCGTTTTTCATATTAAATTCTCTTAAAGGATTATCTATACCCAATGCATTTCCAACTTTTTTTCTATTTAAATTAGCTAATCTAGTTAGTAATGGTTTAGTTAAACGAGGAAATGGTTGTCCCATATAAGTTTTATTAGCGTATTCTTTACCTAATTGTTTAAAAAAAGGATCATCAATATTTTCAAGGGCAAATTTATCTGTCATAACACTTACTGGATATTGACTCCTAATTTCAGGATTAGATGTAAGTGAATTAATTTTATTTTTAGTTGTTACGTGTTCTAAAGGAGCATCAAAAGAACCTCTTAAATATCCTTTTTTACCTTGTGGATTTATTTTTAAATTTAGATGTTTGTATTGTTCCTCCACAACAGGAATATCTGTGTTTGAATTAAATTCCGATCTAACCCTAACAGTTTTTTTATTAAGATTGTCAGTTACAGGAGTAATTGATTTTTCTGTTTTAAAAATATTTTTAATATTAGCAGCAATTTTAGGTGCTAA